GTCTTCCCACCAGAGGTCTTTCGGCAGGGTGATGGTATCGAGCGTGATCATCATGCGCTTAGCCCCGCCTGCTCCAAGGCTCTGAAGAATGCTTCCATATCGTCCCCACTGCCGCGCAGGGCGCCGTCTTTGAATTTCAGTTCATGGACTTTGGCGACCTGGTCCTTGCCTTGGTCCTTGCCCTGGCCCGTTGCTATTGACGAGATTTTGCCGCGGATCCCGGAGGTGAGATCGCCGAACAGCTCGGCCACTCCAGGCGGGATGGCAAACATTGCCTCTTTGGCGGCGGCGCGTTGTTGCCTGCCGGCGATATCAATCCCCAGCTCTCCGGTCGATCCGATCCCGCGCAGGGCCGTCCGTCTTGCCTGTTCCGCAGTGATGCTGCCTGCCCCGCTTTTCAGCGAGCTGTACAGTTCCCTGGCCTGGTCGGAAAGCAAAAGAGCCTTATCGAGATCGCCGGCTTTCATTGCTTCCCGAGCGGCCTTCTCGTACTCCTTGGCCTCTTTGGCCTTCCTTCGCCATTTCGATTCGGGCGGAGTTTTGATGTCGAGTTCATCCATCTCCCGGGCAAGCGACTTCTCGCGGCCGGCAATATCATCCTGCAGCGACCGGACCTTATCGGCGTATTTCTGAAAGGCGGATTTGGCATTTTCGGTGGCGGTTGCTTGTGCTTTCACCCATTCTTCGGCTGAATCCTTGCCGGCTTCCGCCACCGACTCATGGACCTGTCGCATCCGCTCTTCATATTCTTTCGCGTTTGCCAGGCTCTTTTGCCACTCCTCATCATTGCCGGCGGGACTAAAGGACTCGGCGACCAGGTCGGCCTCCTTTCTTTTCTTTCGTTCGTCTTCGGCTTCGTGCTCCCGGGCGATCCGCTTCTCTTTTTCCCGGGCCAGCTGTCCGGAACGTTCCCTGGCAAGAAGTGAAGGCTCGAAGTGAGCGTCCGGAATTTCGACCTTCTTCTGTTCCAGTTCGACAGCAGCCTTCTTTTCCTGCTCCAGCCGCTTTTCCTCTTCCTTCAGGGAGTCCGGTTCTTTTTCGAGCTCTTTTTTTATCTCCGTCTCAGGACCCGCGGCAGGAATCTCCTGCTTTCTTTCCGCTCGCCATTTCTCCAGGGCCTTCTTTCGATCTTCCGTCAACTTGTCCGGATCCCATGAATCCATGGCTTCGAGTTCTAAAAGAGTGAAGCCGTCGATGGAGTCGTCTTTCTTCTTTTCATCCGAAGGCAGCTCTTCCTTCGGCGGTAGTTCTTGTTCGGGCGCTTTTTCTTTTGGCTTGTTTTTGCCTGCGACTTCCTTGTCGATTTCTTTCAGCCGCTCTTCATACGCCTGTCTTGCGATCTCGATATTCTTGTCGATCTCGGCGGTATCGCCGCCGGTGAGCGCCCGCCACATCTTACGGGCACCGAGCTGCAGCCGGTCAGCCCAATAGATTAAAGTGGTCATGCCTTTCTGGACGATGCCGAACTGATTCAGCAAGGTGCCGATTTCCCAGCCCACAGCCAGGGCGGCAAAGATTCCACCGAGGCCTCTGATAATAGTGCCGAGGCTTTTGGCAGAGGTACCGATCTTGCCGAAAGAAGCGGTCGCGCCGGTGCTGAGAGTTTCCGCGCCTTTGCCAACCTTGCCGAAAGAGGCGAGAGATTCGGTACCGAAGAGGGTCGCGGCATTGCGCAGCATGTCGAAGATCTTTTTCACGCCGTTCAAGATTATCGCGCCACTGACAAAAGCGACTATCGCACCGGACAGCTCCGGAAACCTGGCGGTCAGATCGGCAATGGGTTTCAGCAGGGCCGTCAGCCACTCCGCGCCTTTCTGCACTGCAGGCAGCAGCCCTTCGCCGATATTGCGGACAATCTCGAGCACTGCATTTTTCAAGAGGATCAATTGATTGCCGGTGGTCTCCGACTGTTTCTTGAATTCCTCATTCATCGCCCCGGCATAACTCGAAGCGTCAGCCACCTGGCTGAGAGCATCCTTATAGGTCTGCATGCCGTTAACCAAGGTGGCGATATCGTCCTGGTATTCGGTGCCGAACAGGCCGGTAAGTACCTCGCTCTGCGCGCGTTTGTCGAGCTCGGCCAGGCTGGCGAGCAGATCTTCGATCGCCTTCTGCGGATCTTTCGCCACCGACTCGGCCATTTGCTCCGCACTCATGCCGATTTTTTCCAGGGCTTCCTGGAAGGGTCCCGCCTGCATGGTCGCGGTCTGCATTTTGTTGAGCATGGCGTTGATGCCGGTAGCCGCCGTCTCGGGCGTCTTGCCCAAAGAGAGAAAGGCGGCGGCAAGGGCCGCGGTCTTATCCCGGGCAAGACCAAACTGCTGGGCGGTACCGCCGACCCGCAGCATGACCTCGACGATGCTTTTTTCATTGGTGGCCGTGGTATTGCCGAGCTTGTTGATGGCGTCGCCGAAGGTCTCCACCTCGGGAATGCTCAGGTTGAAGATGTTCTTCAGCTTGCCGATCGCGTCTCCGGCATCATCGGCCGTCATATCGAAAGCTGTTCCCATCCTTGCCGCGACATCGACAAAGGATTGAATATCGCCGACAGCAAGACCAAGGGAACCGCCGGCCGCGGCGATGGATGCCAGTTCGGCGGCATTCATCGGGATCCTGCGGGTCATCTTCTGCAGGCCATCGCCAAGATCGTCGATCTGCTGCCTGGTGCCGTCGACAACTTTTCCCACCTTGGCCATGGCGGTCTCGTAGGAAATAGCCTCACGAACGGGAAAGGCGGTGCCGGCGATCGCCCCGCCGATCTGCAGACTCTTGCTGCCGATACCGTCAAAGGCGTCGCGCCAGGAGAGAGTTTTGCTTCGCAGCTCGTCAATCCTTTTGCCCATGGCGAGCTTTGCCAGGGTAAGTTCTCGCATGCTGGCCTTGCCGGAGGCAGCAAGCGTCCGATACGCCTCCTTGACCTTTTTGATCTCGGCATCAGTGCCGCTAAGACCAAGGATTTTCCTGGCGTTCTGCATCTTCGGCGGATTTCCGATGGCGGCGTACAGCTCGCGCTGCTTTTTGCGCAGGGCTTCAAGTGCTCGGACCTGGTCCTTTGACGACAGGGTCCCGGCGGCAGCGGCATCGCGGTAGACTTTCGTGAGCCCGGCCATCTCCTGGCGTACTTCGCCGATAGTTTTTACCCCGAGCAGGTTGCGCATCGCCTGGATCTTGGAAAGGCCGTTGATCGACTGCTTCAGCCGGTCGTACTCGCCGGTGAGGTTCTTGAGGTCGAACCCGGCGGTACGCATGGTTGAACGCTGGCCGTCGATGACATCCTTTTGTTTACGGATCGCCGTTCCGAGTTTGTTCACTGCAGCAACGGACTTCTCGTACTCACCGGCCATCGCCTCATTGCCGGGCTTGGCCATCTCCGCCTTGAGGCCGCGCATCTTTTCTTTCGCGGCGACAAACTGATCGTTCAAGCCCTTGAACTTGTCCAGCATGGCCTGAAACGATTCAACCTGCTTCAGCGACTTGAGATCGTCGCTCAGCTGCTTGACTTCGCCCCGGCCGGTGTAGGCGGCCTGGATCTCGTAGACTATCTTGCTTGCGGTGGTCATCGTTCAGCGTTTCCTGGCCTTGTGGTCTTCAAGGAGTTCTTCGAGCAGCAAATGAAAAAAGGAATAGCCGTACTGGCGGACATCGTAGCCGGCAATGATCATTCGGCAGACGAGTCGCCTGAACCGCTCTCGGTCGAAGCTTCCGAAAGACCCAGGATGCTTTCGTACCGGCCGATCATTTTGGACAAAAAATCGTTCACCCGGGCGGTCGCCGCCCAGATATCGTTCAACCCGCTCGGGGAAAACTTCGTGTTCAGCTCTTCGGCGCCAAGACCGGTTGCCGCCGTCACCACCTCGATCGGGATCGGCGAGTCGATCAGCCGTTCCGCCAAGGTTGCCTGCCGGTCAATGGCAAAGGAAGCAAACAGCTTGTCGATCTCGGCCACGGTCAGTTCCCGGACGTCGATATCGATACCGGCGACCTTTATTTTTTCTTCTTTTATCATCGCGTCACTGTTGATCCTGGGGGAAGAGGAGCGAGCGGCCAGGAGAAACCGCCCGCCCCAGGGGGAACACATCGTCTCTTACAGCGGAATGCCGTTGATCTTGCCGGGGGAGGTCATTCCTTCCGGCGTCTCGAACGTCATGGCGAACGGCAGCTTCTCGTAATCCGATTCGGGTTCCGAGATGATGCCGATCTCGCTGCCGGAAGCGAGCACCACCGAATAGAACTCGGCATCGATCTTCTCGCCGGTGTACTCATTCTGGCCGTCGACCATGATCGCTACCCGGATGAGGGTGTTGGTGCCGATGTCCACCCGGTAACCGGATTCGGCGGCGTAGGAGTAGGAGACATGCAGGGTTGAGCCGTCCGCGATAGTCCCGGTGGAAAGAACCTCGATCATGCCGAGGTTGGCGTTGACCGTGTAATCGGTGCCGACATCGTAAGTGGTTGTATCGGCCTCGTCTTTGACCACCACGCTCGATACCTTCTTGTTGGCAAGGCGAACAAACTGGTCATGCACGGCAACGATTGCTTCCGGAGTTCCCGCGTCAACCGTCCCGGCTTCGGCGGTCATGGCGGTTGCCCCGCCGGACAGCCCCCAGGCGAGCGTCTTCGCCAGCCATTGATGGATATCCATGTTGCCTGTGATCGACTTCAACCGGGTCAGGGTATCGAGGGTCTGACCGAAGTTTTCGATCTGACGGGAGATCTGCGATTTCTGCTCCGTCTCGACCTTTAGTTTCAACGGAAAAACGTTGCCGACCTTGAAGTAGCCGCCGACAAGTTGCTTGTTTGCGTCGAGCAAACCGAAATAGACGGAGCCGACCAGGGAATATGCTTTTGAGCCCATGTAATTATCCTCCGTGCCCTGATGGCACTATGAATTGCAGTTTCATCGTCAGCCAGTAATAGGGGTGAGGCTGCAGGCCTTCACTCCCTTGCTCCGGGCTGCCGATAGTAAATGGTACTGGGGTTTCCAGCCGGTAAGGCGGAAATGAGCGGTCGTTTGCGATACGGCCGAGAGCCAGTGCCAGTGTGGTGATATCCCTGGTCCCGGCAATGATGTCGCCTGAAGTGTAGATTCCGGCATGGAGAATGATCCCAAACGGGGCAGGTCGCATAAAATCAAACCCGCCGTTATGAATCGCCCAGCGAACCAGAGGAAACTCCTGGCCCTCCTGATGGTCATGACTTTTCGGCGGCAGCATGGTTTCAACGATCTGCGGCGCCCGGGCGACACCTGAGGGTTTATGCTCAAACCGGAGACTGCCGGTAAGCTCGGCAAGCCGGGCAGTGAGAATAGAGGAAAATTGTTCATTCATGCTTTTCCCCCTTTGACGTTGACCTGGTAGTTCAGTTCCTGCATGAAAACCTTTTCAAATTCTCTGGCCAGAATTTCGCCATCCTGGCTGATGACATCGCGGATCACCGAGTCGACTGGCACCGCCGCCCTGACCACCGGGAACCGGCCGCGGTGTTCGGTCCAGCCCCGATCACCGGGCCGGTGCCTGGTCGGGTAGAGTTCCGGGCTGTAGTGTTTCGAGTGGAGGCGGATCCATACTTTCTCTTCAGTGGTATATATTTTGGCGAGGAAGGCCCCGGGATAGAGCCGCCTGCCGACTCGGACCCCGCCCGATTTTCCCGGAATGCCATAGACTGCAGGAGAGCCGATCGAGTAGGGCGAGATGTCCCATGTACCGATCCAGACTCGCAGGGTGTCTGCTCCAGGCTCGAGAGAGGTGGAGAAGAACCGGCCTTCAAGGGCTTTTTGCGGAATCCGCAGTGACTTGGCCGCCCGCCTTTTGATATAGGTTTCAATCCTCCTGCGCATCTTTCGAAGAGTCGAGGTTCTCGCCGCTTCGGCTTGGAAATCTGCGGCTCCGGCCATCTTCGCCAGGTGGTCAAGGAGGCTGTGGTCAATCGTCAATTGCAGCATCAGGAGATAAACCTCGTGAGCGTAATGCGCAGGAGGATGCCGATCTCTCCCACCTGGCGGATATCATAGTCTGCCCCGTCGATCTTCATCCTGCCGCCGACCACCGGCTGCCAGCTCAGCTTGTTACGGTCGACCGTCAACCGGATCCCTTCGATCAGCAGGCCGTCCGCCCCAAAGTGACCGCCGGCAAAGGCCTGGGCTTCTTCCTGGTTGAGACCGGTTTTGACCGCGTCGACGGCAAAACCATCAATATCAACCGGCCGCCCCAGTACTCCGGAAGAGGTGGCGGCGGCAAGGTCGGCAAGGGCTTTTTCGATGGTCATCGCGGCACCTTAATTAATGAGGCCTTTTACCAGCAGCCCAGGGCGGCGACAGAGCGGCAGTGGGTTTGCTTCGGTGAGGACATCGATCCGTTTGCCGTTCGCCGCCATGACCTGCTTGGCATAGAGCGGCAGGCCGTAGGTGTTGACGGTTTCAAAGTAGTTGGCCGGCGCATGGTGGATCTTGAAAGTTGACTGGGTGCCTACGGGGAAGAAGTGGGAATCCTCGTCACCGATGAACTGCCGGACATTACCTTCCGCGTCGGAAGCCTTGGCCCTGTATTCCTCAAAGGTGATGCCGCCAAACGAAAAACCCTTCCGCGGATCCTGTCCGCCGCCGGCAAGCTCGATAGCCTTGGCATGGTTAAGGAAGAACTTCTCGACCTTTTCATGGCTGATGAGAGTATCGAAAAAGGTTGGGCCGCAGAGGCAATGGACTCCGGTCATAACTTCGCCGAGAAGGTTGTCCTCTATATGACGGATCACCGCCCGGCATTTGGCGGTCACGTCCGTGGCACTGTTGGCGAGCGCAAAGGTGATGGACTTCATGATGATTCCGAACTCATCATAGAGGTTGTTGAGTACGGTCCCGTCGGCATCGAGAATGATCCCCTTCAAGGCACCAACCATCAGATATTCTTCGGTAATGGCATGGGAGGCCCGCATCTCGAAGAGCCGTTTGGTCATCTCGGTGTTGAGGGCTTTGGGATCAATCGAGCCCGCTTCACGATGTCCCTGCAGATCAGACGGCAGAATCACATCGTCATAGGGGATGTGAGGAATGATGAAAGACCTGGTTTTCGCCTTGGCATGTTTCTTCTTCGGTGCCGGGGAACCTACGGGCTGGGATTTCAGCAGGGTGATAACGCCGTTGGTCTCGTCGAGGATGACTGTACGGGTACGCACCGGATCGGCCGTGAAAAGACCCAGCTGCCGAACCCTGCCGTAGGTGTTGGGGATAATGTTGATCGCCCTGGTCATGGTGGCCAGGTCATATCCGGACTCGTCGAACGGGTTGATGATCAAATCCATAATTGACTCCTTGTTTTTTATCGGGTCCTTGGTCCCGGAAATGTTTATGCCAGACCTACGGCCTTGATACCGAGGGCTTCAAGTTCGCCGATTGCTGCAGTTTTCTCCGGTGCGGTGATACCTGCCGGCCAGACCAGATTGTCCATAGCCACGAGAGCTTCACGCTCAATGATGACGCCTTCCTTGTCGGCAGCGGTCGCATCCACCGCACCGATCATGATGCCGGCAGCCGCTTCGGTGCCGTCTGCTGCCGCCGGATTAAGAGGAGCGTACTTGCCGCTTGCGGTGATCTTGCCGACGACTTCGAGCAGGCTGACGCTGTTGCCGCTTGCGATCGTTATTTTCCTGCGGGAGTAGTCGTTGTCTTCCTCCCACTTAATCCCGTCGCCCAGGCTGTTTGGTTCTGTTTTTACTGCCATGTCATTCTCCTTTTGATTTCATGATTGATTGCACTACTTCGCCAGCTTCTCGCAGGAAGCGATGAGTGGATGTTTGTCGTCGCCGGACAGCGGAGTGACGGTGGATTTGATCATGCTTTTCTGGGATTTTTCCGCCCTCATCTTCTGGATGGTTTCCCGGGCATCGGTCACGGTCGCGGAGTTTTTCAGCAAGCCCACGGTTTGATCGATCGAAAGATTTCCGAGCTGGCAGAGTTCGGCCACATCAAGCATCTCTTTCTTTGCCATCTCGCTTGCTTCGGCAGACTTTGCCGCGATCTCTTCCGTCTTGACATAGCCGAGCTCGGCAAGGGCAGCCGGGCCGTCTTCTGCGGTCAGGAGTTTTTCCATTCGTTCTTTGGTGGTCATAGACGCGCCTCCATATATTGTGGTTGATTGTTGTTCTTCTATCTCTGCGGCCAGCAAGGCCACTGCCTCGTCAAAACCGGCGATTCCGTCTGCAAGGCCCGCTTCAATCGCCTGTTCGCCGTAGTAGACGCCGGCGTTCATGGAGAGCACCTTTTTCAAGTCAAGACCACGGAACTCGGCGACGGTTTTTGCGAACTGCATTCCCGCCTGGTCGACACTGGCCTGAAGTTTTTTCTTCAGGTCGGCGGAGAGCGGTGCATGCGGTGAAAAGTCGTTTTTCTCGGCACCGAAATAAACGGCGGTGTAGGTGATGCCGTCCATCTCGTTTTTCAAGGACTGGTCGCGGTGGATGGCAATGCAGCCAATCGAACCGACTCCTGCGGTCTGATCGGTGAGCAGAATTTTACGGCAGGCGGCGGCATTGTAGTAACCGGCGGAAAAGCAGCTCAGATCGATTACCGCATAAATCGGTTTTACCGCATCGGCCTGCCGGATGAACCTGGCCAGCCGCTCACAACCGGCATGAACGCCACCATAGGTGTCGAAGTCGATGATCATTCCGGCGATCTCCGGATCGTCAAGACAGGCCTGGATATCCTTTTGCATATACCGGTAGGAGCGCAGGCCCGAGCCGTCGTCAAACCCATGGTTGCGATGGACCAGGCTGCCAAGGGCGGAGACCACCGCGATTGTCTCACTTCTGGTCTGGTTGACCGGGCGGGCCTTGGCCTGGACCGAGCCGTTGTTGCGGTCGCTGCCGATGGCCGGGAGCAGGTCGGAAAAATCGATGCTGATCGGATGGTCCGCCTTCTTGTTCAATACACCAAGAATAACGTTCAGCTTATCCGGAGTGATCAGAAGCGGCCGGTTGAGAATTTCAGTAAGGATGTGTTCTACGCCCATGTTGCACCTATTGAGTTTTGGCAGAGTCGATGACGATCTGTTCCTCGACCTTTTGCAGGGTTCCTGACTGGGTAGTCTGGGATGGATAGCAGTCGTAGATCAGGCCTCGTTCAGCGGCCTTTTTCTGTTCGGCCTGGTTCTGCCTGTCTACCCGATCAATATTGCCGCCGCGTTTGGCGATCTTCTGGCCTCGTGTTTCGATGCCGTTTCTGATATCCATCAGTTCTGCCACCCGGTCCTTGACCGGATCAGTGAAGTCCCAGCCGTCGAGATGCCAGTCGACCCGGTGAAAGAGTCGCGGGTTTTTCAGGTAGTGGGAAACAGAAATGGTTTTTGTCGCACCGTTAAGGACTGCCGTCTTGATCCACCGGTTGATGTAGGGGCGGCAGTACTGGAAGACGAGGGTCCTGGCGATGATGGTTTCGCAGAGTCGGCGGAACTCGATGAGGCCGGCCCGGAGTGAGGTGTAAGTGACCCCAGCCAGGTCGCCGGTGAGCTGCTCATAAGTGATGCCGAGGCCGCGGGCGATGATCCGGAACTGCAGCTTCATGAAGTCGAGGTAATTGTTGCCGACATCGGCGGTCTCTGTGAACGCCACCTTCTGGCCGTTGCGCAGGACAGGGAAGGTGCCAGGTTCCAGCCGCATCGACTGGACGCCGTTCTCACGTGATAGAGGCTTGCCGCCCATCGTCCGGTCGGTGATCGGATTGTCCGAATAGATGAACCCGCCCCAGAGGGCAGACGCTTTTTTGCGGACCACTTCCGCATCGTCGTAGACATCGATCTCATGCAGCTTGACGATGATCGGGGCCAGCCAGCTTACGCCGCGGGCTTGTCCGGCGCGAAGCGGTCTGAAGACATGGGCGATATCGCTTGCGTCGACCGCGATCCGGCTGAGGTCGGAAGAGGTGAGAAATGTTTCTCCGGGATGGTCGGCATACAGCCAGTACTTGTAACGCCGGCCTTTCCGCCATTCGATCCCGAAGCGGATCTCGTTGCCTTCCGGGCTGATGTCATTATATCCGGCATCAAGGTGGTCTGATTCCAGGAGTTGCACCTGCAGGGGGACAATCAGGCCGAAATCTGGATCCACATCGTGAAACCGGCCGAGTACTTCACCGTCCCGGACCACGGAACGGCAGGCGATTTCCTGGGTACCATAGAAATCGGAGATCCCGTAGAAGTCCGCCTCGAGCTGGCTGTCGTCCCAGAGCTGCTGGAGTTCGTCCTTCTGATCCTGGTTGTCTAGGTTCCAGCTGGGTGAGATGTCGGTTCCGACCAGGTTGGCGACAAAGGAATCAATGCCGCCTTTAGCGGTGGGATTGTTCCGTTCGAAATCCCGGCTTCTTTTGCGCAGGGCGGTGAGGTTCCGGAAAGCGGCAGCGTTCGGTCCGGCCGAAGAAAGTCCCCAGTCTCCAATACGATCGGCGGTCGATGCTCCTTCGTACAGCGGCGAAGCGGCAAGCCCGGCCGAGGGAAGAGGTAAGCCGGTTCGGTCAAGGATGGTGCCGGGAGGAAAGTTCATAATCCCTTGCCTCCATGAATCCTGAAGGCAAAGATGACATTAGAGGCTGGATCCGCGGCGGAGAGTTCGGCGGCGATCTCGTTGCGCAAGGCACGGAGCTGAGGCAGCTCGATCGGCGAATATTGGACAACGTTGCCGTCGATGACAAATTTAACCGGCCGCTTGTTGGTGGCGAGCTCAATGATTGCTTGTTCTATGTTGGTAAGATCGGCCTGGGTGAATGCCACTGGTGCCTCCGTCATGAAAAACAGAATTATTTTTCATGACTGTACACCCTGTTTTTGGGGATTTTCTTCTATGATCACGTATGACCTTCTATGACCGTCCAAGTGGTGTTTTAATGCTTGACAGGGGTTTCGTTTGAGGTGGAAACGAAACTGGGTAGCGATTTAAAATCCTGAAAGCGCGGATTCTAGTTTATTGACAATGGTGCATATGATTGTTAGATATTAAGAATATGTACAAGAAATACATTATAAATAATCACTCTGGACTGTCTTTGATTTATTTCTATAGAAATTATTTAACCATTTGAAAATTCAGATATTTTAATAATCAGACGAGCGCAATATCAAGGATTTCATAAGCTCTTTTCTCCTTTTCATAAATTATCTCCCTTAGGTAATATAGGAAATCGGAGGTGTTACAAATGGGTAAATCTTGGACTGAAACAGAAAAGAGAGTGTGGAGTTGCCTGACTATCGGAGAAATAGCTGATCTTCAACCTGGAAGCATCGTCAGGGCTAGCTTCATCAAGCAGTTATGTACTGAGCCGAACCTGATCTCCAACCTTCAACCACATGGGATTCGCGTTCGCGGTAGCAACATCGAAGGTAGTCTAGATTTAAGGTTACTCAACATCCCCTTCAACCTTTCTCTCACCCAATGTTCAATTCCTGATACGCTTGATCTTCGACATGCTGCTATTAAAGCATTGGATTTATCAGGATCAAAGACAGACAGTATAGACGCTGACGGTTTAACAGTTTTTGGTAATTTTCGGCTGGCTGATGAATTCTCAGCGGCTGGATCTGTCTGCCTCATGGGAGCAAAAATTGAAGGAGATCTCATTTGCACCAGAGGGTGCTTCGATAATCAGAATAACCAAAAGTTTGACACACAGAAAACCAATTGTGGGGGATCTAATACCACAACCAGTTGTGGAGACTGCAGAAAAAGCACTTTACACAGCTACTCTCTAGTTCTTGAGAGAGTTTACATTAAGGGCAGTGTCTATCTCTGCGACGGTTTCTCCGCTTTTGGCGGAGTGCATCTCGGAGATAGCACCATCAATGGTAATCTTAACTGTACAAATGGCAAATTTATTAAAAGAAGTGGTTGTCAAAAGGAGCTATCGAATGGTCGACGTCTCACCTGTTATTCGGAAGCAGAATTCCATGATGCCTGTGCTTTCAACGGGGAAGGGATGCATGTTAAAAGGAACATGATATTGAACGATATTAATGTCGAGGGTGAGATTCGCTTGACAGGTGCGCTTATTGAAGGAGACTTGGATTCTGCTGGAGGGAAGTATAAAAACAAGGGAGCCAACGCGATCTATGGCGACCGGATGCACGTCAAAGGCAATGCTTTTTTCTGTGACAGATTCGAGGCCGAAGGAATTATACGATTCCCGTGTGCCAGAATTGGTGCAGATATCAGTTTTTATAATGGAATGATGAATGGCTCAGATGATAATGTCCCTGTTCTCTACTGTGAAGGCATAAAGGTTCAAGGGACATTTTATCTTAAAAAATTTGAGACTAGAAAAGGTTACATCAACCTTTCACACGCCACTATTAGTGGAAACCTTGATTGCACAAACAGCAAATTCCTGAATGAGGGTGTCTTTGCCATCAATGCTAAAGGCATGAGTATAAGTGGGTCAGTTTTCCTGCGTAGCTTTAAAGAAAAAAATCTCGAAGATTTCGACAGGAATATATTCCTTGCCAATGCCTTCGTTTGTCTCACTGGGTCAAAATTAGGTATGGATCTTGTTTGCACTGGAGGACATTTCAAGTTAGGAAAACCTTGCACTCTTGAAAACCCATACTTTGATTCTATTCAAGCGGGCAACATGTCTATAGGTGGTAAAGTAGAAATGGATGAGATCGAGACAGAGGGGGGTGTCAGAATCAGTGATACTCGAATAGGAAGTTACCTTAATTGCAACCAAAGCAAAATCAGTACCCCCACACATGAAGGAGATCATGTCTATGCGTTCACTGGAGGGAAATTGCATGTCGGTGGGAGTCTTTATCTCGGTGATGGATTTACTGCCAAGGGTGAAGTTATGCTCAATGATGCATCAATCGGTCGAAACATTTATCTAAATTCAGGAACTATTAAAAACGAAGGAGATTTCTCCCTGAGAGCAATGCAAATGCAGGTTGCAGGTAGCATTATTTTTAAGAACTTGATATCGCATGGCGAGATCAAAATTGATTTTTCTGTAATTGGAGGAAATCTTGATTGTTCAGGAGGTGAGTTTTTGAACGATAAATCTAAGACGGAGAGACGAAAAAAAAGAGATTCTCCAGATGAAGAATTAGAACGTCATTATGCTTTTCGGGCGATTGGGCTAAAGACGGAGGGAAGTGTTTGGTTTAAGGATTTTAAAGTTGATGGTGCAGTTTCCTTTCAAGGGGCTGTTATAGGAAGAAATTTTTATTGGAAAGGTGTCAAAGATTCGCAAAAAGTTTCACTTTTCCTTGATGCGGCAAAAGTCGAGGTCTTGGTTGACGATATTGATAGTTGGCCTAAACAGAATAACCTCCAAATTAACGATTTTGAGTACCAGTTCATAAGAGATCAAGGCCCAGAAGAATTAGAAAAACGTAGAGAGAAATGGTTGTCTTTATCTAAGGATTTCCGGACACAGCCTTACGAGCAACTCGCCAAAGTGCTCAAGCGGAGTGGTCACTTAGAGGAGGCTAAATTGGTTCTTATAAAAAAACATAATCATCAGAGTGGTAACAACTCGATGAACTTCATAATGAAAAAAGTAGGTCCAAAATTAAGAAAGAAGCTAGCTTGGTGGCACAATTTTCTCGTTGGATATGGATACAAACCTTTTCGGGCAGCTGTGATTGGATTGTTTATTGTTTTGTTTGGTTCTTTCATATTTTACTCTGGATTCCACTTTGATCTTATGGTGCCAAGTGAGTATAAAGGAGGGTATCAGGTAGCTAACCTATCGGAACCAGAGCAAGTTCAAACAGTTCAGGTGGCGAACTTCTTGGGCAGGAAATGTAAACCTAACAGAAGAATTACAGACACATCAGGTTTCTACTATTTTTTTTATTCTTTAGATACTTTTTTACCCATTGTCGATTTTCAGACAGCTGCTTACTGGTTGCCAACCGCTTATCCACAGGTTGAAAATGGAGATGAATGCAGTGGAAAGTTTAGTTTGTGGGGCTGGATATTGTGCGTTTTCCGCTGGTTTGTCATTATCTGCGGTTGGATTGTCACATCCGTTTTTATAACTGCTTTGAGTGGTGTTGTTCGCAAGTAATGAAAGATCGAATGTCGACCACACAGCCCCCAGAGGACTTGCTGGTGCCATTTTGCTTTTCCATTTATGATAAATGTCATTTTCTCTGCATTTTCCTTTCAGTCTCTTTGGTAAATCCGTCACTTCCAACTCTTGAGACATGAAAACCTCACCGCGAGGGAGTTCATCCAAATAATGATAGGGGCTGGTGATAATCAGGCCTAAATCGTGAGCATAGTCATCGTCTCAATCCGGCGCCGCTGCCAGTTGTCGACCAAATCCGTGTTTGATTCCCACCGGCCGTCGACCTTGGTTGCCGGGAAGTTGTCATCCTCGACCCATTTCAGGATGGTGTTCTTGCTCCGGCCGGAATAGGCGGCTATTTCTTCCAGAGTCACGAGTATTTTTCCGCTTTGTTTCATGCTCAGCCTCCCATGAATTGTGAATCTACCACAATGATGCTTTCGTCTTCGATTTCGATGTCGCCCTGATCGGCGGGATTGATCCGGTGTTTGATCCCGAGATAATCGGCTAGGCAGTTGATGGCGCACCAGTTGTCCCAGTAGTGATTTGCCCGGCTACCGATCTTCATCCAGTTGCCCTTTTCATCCCGGGCTTCGGAAATGAGCTGCTTGCAATATTCCTCTCCCGCATCCCGATAAAGATGAATACAGCCGGGAGTGTCTGGCTCAAGCGAGAGTTTGATGGCCATATTGTCTTTGTAATACCTGGTGTTCATGCGGATGGCCCGGATCCCGCCGCCCGGGAGCGGTTGATCAGTACCCGGCATGTATTCCCGCTGGCTGAAGGCATAAGGCTGGGTCATCACCCGGGCTGAGCCGAACACCGGAGTGATCAGCCCTTCATACTGGATGCAGAATTCAAGAACCTCCCTTGTCCGGTGGCCCAGCATGTCGATGAAAGCATGTTCGATGATATGCCGCTGGCCGTCAGCATCGTAATATTCCGATCCCCAAAGAGTCTCGGCGATGGCCTCGAAGGAATTGAGCGGCCGGGCCAGGACCAGCCACTGCTCGTTTTTGAATCCCCAGCCGACCGCCCAGATGGAGAGATAGAACAGATCGTTGTCCTGGGTATCGATCGCCGTCAGGAGCGAAGCCACCCGTTCGCCACCGGGTAAAGTCCCTGCCGGGCGGTCATCGCGGAAAGAAAGGATCTTGTCGACCGGCTGAGCCTGCAGCTCAACTTTCCATGGCAGGGAGCGGTGAGCGTTCTGGAAATCCTGATAGGCGTTGAATTGTTCCTCGGGACTCAGGCTCTTGTCCTTGCATTTGAGATAGGCACTGGCCACCTCGGAAAGCGAGACAAAATAAGAGGTCCAGGAAGGGACGATAAAGCCGATCGACTGCGGCCGCACCCTGTTGAGGTAATGAAACAGCTCCTCACCTTTGCCGCCATTCTCCATCCGTAACCGCCAGCCGCTTTTCATCGCCAGCTTGTTGGCGGTATGGCGGGCATCGTCGTCCCACATCCTGCGGCAGGAAGATTCCCGGCAGATATAACGGGCCAGCTTCTTAGCTTCGATCTCCTTGCGGTCAAGCGAATGGCCGTCTTCGCCCTTTGGCCACCAGAAGGTGTCGCTGGTGAACTCCATGAGCTGCTCAGTCAGGCAATACGGGCAGATCGCCCAGTAAACGAAAACAGCCTGAGTTTCCTTGGTGATTTCGGTCCAGATGAAACCGTTCTCAGTCGAGGCGGAGGCCATGACCAGGATTTTCCGGTTTCGGTAGGAGCGGGTCCTGAGTTTGGCCAGATCGATGGTACTGGCTTCTGTTTCACTCGGCCGTTCGTTGTATTTGTCGACCTCGTCGAGCAGCAGGTACTTGATTGATCGATGAGCAAGCGAAGTGAGCGATCCGGCCCAGGCGACCCGGTGGTACATGGTGCGCAGCCGCAGCTTGTGTTTGGAGACGTCGTCCTTGCGGCCGGTCATCAATCGCTTGAGCTGGGGCGACTGTCTGTAGGACCGCTGGATCCGCTCTTCCATGATCTCGACCCCGGAGGTTTCCGTCGGATAGACATACAATGCCGGTCCCGGCTCAAAAACCGAGGACCAGGCAAGAGCAATAAGGCCGAAAGTTGTCTTGGTTGTTTGCGGAGCGGCACAGACGCCGATCTTGCGGACGAAGGGCAGGGCGTAAGCGTCGAGCATCCCGGCCAGGTGCGGTGTGATGTCCAGGTTGAAGAAGCTGTCTTCGAACGGACCGGCCGGGACCTTCATGCTGACCGGCGCCCACTTGGAAGGCATGATCTTTTCCCGCCGGCGGAGCACCTGGCGTTCGGCCGGCGAAAAGCGGAAACGATAAGTGGAGTTGTGCAGCAGGTGTTCCACCTGATTGCCGTTGCCGATAATTTTCCGGAGTGATCCGCGGCATCTCCGGATTTTTCCTGGTTCCTGGGATTGCAGTATCATTGCGGTATTTCCTCGTCTTCAAAGAGCACTTCGAATTCATCGGTGGCGGCGAAGGTGTTGAGCAGGCCGTTCCAGATCTGGTTGATCAGATCAAGGAACTCCGCCAGCCGGGAAGAGTCTCCCTTCACTGCAGCAATGAGGGTTGCGGCTTCCATGTCGATCATCTGGCGAAAGCCGTTGTCGAGGGCAACTGCCCGCGCGGCCATCTCCAGGTACAGAGCTTCCCGCTCGATGAGCTGGGCCTGTTCCTTTTTGAACTTGAGGTTTGCGTGTTGATTGGAGATCCGCAGCTTCTCATTTTCAAGCCGTTGTTTTTCGACGGAAAGGGCCATGTCAGGCCCATCGGCGTCGACCGGTTCGCCGGTGCGCATGATGCCCTCGGCCTCGATATACTGCTTCACCAGCCGCCGGGAGTAGAATCCCAGGGTATTCACCCGGCACTTGCCCTGCTTGCAGTGCCGGTAAAAGGTGCGCTGGGTGAGGTCATAGCCCATGGCGATCAACTGGGCGAGCACATCGGCCTTGACTTTGGTTTCCCGGAAATCCCGCCATTCCGGCACCAGGGAGGAAGTGTCCTCGCTTTCGGGATCCTCCTGTTCGTCCGGCAGATATTTCAGGGCAAGGCGGTCCAGGGTTTCCTGGTAAAAAGCCGAGGCAACCTCATAGTCCTCTTTCGATTTTTTGCCCGGCGTGGAGGTGTAAGCCCGCATCGCGCTGATTTTGCCATTGTTGGCTACCGACAGTTCCGCCTTGTCTTCACGGCTGGCTAGATCGAGGATTCTATGCAGCATGTCCTGAGTCATTGGTATCAGCCTTGTTATGCGCCGGTTTCCGGCGGAAATTGATCCATCTCGATCGCATCGGCCCAATCAACTTCTATTTCAAAGCCGACGCTGGCGTTGTATCGACTAGGCTTGAGCTCATGACAGACGAAGGGCAGGCCCATCTTTTTCGCAAGCTTCAGCTCGTTGGCGGTGCCCTTGCTTTCACCGTCGTGAATGAAGATGGCACAATCGCAATCGTCAAAAACGGATCGGCTTCGGTGTTCGAATGCCCCACGAAGATATCGGAAATTGAGAAAATGCAGTTTGAGCGGGATCGCCTTTTCCTTGCAGAGCTTTCGAGCGACTTCGCAGACTCCTTCAGGTTCGGCATGGGTGACGATCTCGGTAATTCCTTTATCGTCGATCTCTTCGAGTAGAATGATTTTTACTCGTTCGTCATCAAGGGTTCGGCTGCCGCAGACGGCGAGGCGTTTTCCGGATTGCGAACTTTGCGGTTTTTCTGTAGATTCCATTTTTCCCTCCGCGTTGCTCAATTTGTTATATGGCTGTTGATAAAACGTTATAAAATGTTATAATTTTATGAATGAAATAGTCTGGCACAACCGGGCACGTAAGCAGATCAAGAAGATACCGGCGCAATATCGTCAGGCAATCATCGATCATGTTGGTAAATTGGAAGATTTTCCAGAAAATCAAGGGCTTGATGTCAAGGAACTCAAAGGGCACCAGTATGGATTCCGGCTTCGAGTCGGCCGGTATCGCGTGCTTTTCGATCATGATGGTGGCATCAGGATCGTAATGATCCAGGAGGTAAAAAAGAGAGATGAGCGCACATATTGAACCGCAGATAATTAAAATCAAAGGCAAGCCTGCTTTTGCCGTCATACCCTGGCAGGAATACCAGAAGCTGACCGGCAAGACGGAAGAACCGGATGAAGCTGATGTATGGTTTCCGCATGATGTGGTAGCCGCCAATGTCCGGGGTGACAGCCTGGTCAAAGCATGGCGGGAACATTTCGGTCTCAGCCAGACCGAGTTGGCGGAACGAGCTGGAATGAAACAGTCCGCATTGGCAAGGCTCGAAACTGGAGCAGTTGCCCCGAGACGTACAACTCTTGCCAAACTTGCCAAAGCCATGGATTTGGATGTAGACCAGTTGATCGACTGATTCACGCCACCGCCTCCCCCCGCCGGATGTACGCCCCGGCAAAAACTTCCTTGAAGTCTACCGTCAACAGAGCGGCCTGTTCCCGTTCCGTTTGACTCATCGTCTTGCAGGCCGCCTGCAGGCGTTCCAGTTCCAAGTCCGAGAAAACAACCATTCCCGCATCGGTTAATTCGTTCCACAATTCACGGCTGTCGGTGATGTGGCACTCCCGGCCATCGGCCAGGGTGAGGATCCGGTGCTGGACTTCCGCTTCAACAGGTTCGGAGGCTTCAGGAGTTTTTTCCGGCTGTATCTGTTCGGTCCCTTCTGCCTTGATCTCATTCTCCGGCTTGCTGTCCATCCGTCTGGCAAGACCTACAGGCAGTCCACTGAGGATCCACGAGCGAATGTCCACACCTTTGCCGAAGGCCTCGCCGGGATCCTTGGCCACCGGTACCGGCCACCGCTTGTTGCGTCGGAAGGTCCGCATCCACCAGTCCTGCTCGTTCGTTCCGGCCTTGTCGAAATCAAGAGCATTGAGGATGCAATGTGACTTCTGCAGGATGGCGGTTGCCCGGCTGTCCGGCTTGGCGGCACTGTTCCAGGTGGTCACCGCTCCCAGTTTGCCCTCGAACCGGCTTGCAATGAGGATCGCGTCGAATCCCGATTCCACCACGACATGGGCGAGGGACTCCGGATGCAGAACCATGGTGGCGAGCGACGAACCTTTGACCACCAGGTACTTGATGTTCGGCATGAAGGTCTCGATGTCCTCATCCCGGCGGCGGATCCGCAGCTGATGAACGGTACCGTCCGATCCAAACATCGGGATAACCCAGCCACGAGGCAGCCAGAGCTTTTTCTCCCTGCTTTTGCCGCTCTTCTCCGCAGCCAGCCCCCATCTCGACATCGGTCGGTATCGGTCCTTCCCCTGGGAGGATTCGTTGTAGCCGAGTTGGTAATCCTTCACAGCCTGGAGATCGATCCCCCGTTTGGCCAGCCAGTCAAGCGCATCCGGCCGGTCAAGCAGCCGGGCATGGCAGTCGGCAAGAAAGGCGGTGGCCCGTTCCGACCAGAGCGCAGAAGGCGGATCGTAGATTTTCGGTTCGTGCGTATTCCCGAGAGCGGGCGGAATTTTCGGTGTGGAAAACTTTTGCGGAGAAACAAAGCTTTTGGCGTCCGGCAGGTGGATCCCCAAAAAGGCGCAAGCCTCGCGGAAGTTCATCCTGTCGAAATCGATAAGAAACTGGATGGTATCGCCGTTTTTGCCGCACTGCCGGCACCAGAACCGGCCCGGAGTCCTCCCGCTGCCGCTGGTTTTCTCGGGCCAGACATGAAACCGGTCTGAGTTCCGCCCCTTCCCACCGTCACCGCAACCAGGGCATGCGGAATGATACTCGCCGCCATGGGCACTTGATGCCCTACGCCACGAAATTCCTTTTTTATCGAGCAACGTCAGTAAATTATTCATATTTTCTTTTTTCTTTTTTTCTTTTTTTTATACGTAGGGGATAGAGAGGAAAAAAAGATAAAAAAACGCGCGCGCGACCATACCCCGCTTACATTAAAACTTTGTCAACCAATCCTCTTATCCCCCCTTCCCCAGGGCGAAAGCATCCCGCTAATCCTCCGTAAGCCCTGCCGCAGCAAGGATTTTCGCGTGATATTCGGCCGTCAGGTCAAGGTCATGATAGAAGGTCCGGCCGTTCGAGACGGTCACCCCGAATTCCTCTCTTGCCTTCAGTTTGGTGCCGAACATCTTCTGTGACGGCGTGAACCTTTCCTTCTTGTTAACGGTCTGCTGGTACCATAGGGTAAAGGCAATATAGAGGTCGGTGGCGTTAACCCTGGCCCCTGACTGGCGGAGACAGGCGGTTTCGAGGAACTGACCGATATAGTCTTCTTCCTTGCGGTATTCCTCCGTCGACTTCTTCACCGATTCCGGCGGATGCAGGAGCTTTGCTTCCTGCCATTTCAGGCAGCCTTTAACCAGCCAGGCCAGAATCGCCGGGCCAATCTGTCGTAGTTTTTCCGGCAGCAGGGTATCAGCTTTTCGTTCGTTTTCGGTGGCCGGATCCCGGTTTACGAAGCTGATCAGGTGGCGTATCAGAAAGCATCTTTCCCAAAAGGCCATGTCGCCGACAGGTGCCCCCGGTTCATGGTTGGTCAAGAGCAGAAGGAGATGAGTCGGCTTGAACTTGGTCGGGTGTTTGTCATACAGTCCGCGGGCGGTGATGGTATCACCGCCGGTCAATCGTTTGACGGTCGATGCTGAAAACTTCCTCCCTTCATCAGTCTCTGAGGCGATGGCGATCCGCAGGCCCTTCAGGGCCATGAGTTCCGGGTTCGACTGGTTGGCATTGTTCGGCCGGTTGCTGTCGAGGAGCAGCTCCGGCGGAACGACACTTGCGTAATCGCCCATGACATGGGTGATGGCCTCGACCATTATTGATTTGCCATTCCGGCCCCGGCCGATCAGGACAGGAAAGACGTGCTCGCTGACGATGCCGGTGATCCCATAGCCGAACAACCGCTGCATAAAGGCGATCATGTCTTCGTCGTTGTTGTAAATCTGCCTGAGGGTATCCTCCCAGAGAGACTGGTCGACGTCGAGGCCCAGGTACTCGACCCCGCACCGCTTCAACACGTAATCTTCCGGCCTGCCGTCTTCCACTTCGCCGGTGACCAGATTAATGACGCCGTTCTGGCAGCCGAGCAGCCACGGATTGAGATCGAACTCGGTGCCGGCGATCGCCAGCTGGTTCACCGGATTGGTATGGGCGAATTTAAGGCAGTTGCTCCGGCCGGTGTCCTTGCGCAGGCCGCGGATCCGCGAGGCGATCTTTTCGATCTGCTTGTTGACTGCGGCGCTCACCTGCTTGATGTGATCATTGTCCCCGGTCTTCACCGCCTTGGTGATCTTCTCCTGGAGCAAGGGAATTTCGGCCGCATACCTCTGGGCCACCGCTTCGACCGAGGAGACCGCCTTATCCAGATCGTCCCGCCGCCAGGTGTGCCGATCCCAAACAAACCACTGCGCGGAATTCTTGGCGTAGACGATTTTGCCCTTGTGTAAGGCGGCATACAGGATGCCGTCGCCGAGCTGCTCGGACTGCAGGCACTCCATGACGAATTCCGACGTAATCTCATCCGTCGGCGGTTCTTTTTTCCCGTTTACCCGCTGGGCTCTTTCCTGCAATACCCGTTGGTCCACCTGACTTCTGATAGATTCTGTGTCCTGCATGCATGCGTTTTCCATTCATCAATTTTCCTTATAATTCGAGTTAAAAAGGATCCTTGCATAATCTAGCCGCCCCGCTTTCCCCCCGAGCTCTGGACATGATCTGGTCCACCTGGTCGGGGTCGGGAAATTGCCGGAATTGCCAAGTTGCCATCGAAACAAAAACTTCACAGCCGTCCAAGCGTCGCGGTGTCCCTGCCCGATAGGGGTCGACCTCTGGAAAGGACCCGCCGGTCCGGGGGGTGGTTGTCGTCTTTGCCGGGGTCTTCCCGGGGAGAGGGAGAGAGGGGAGGCGGAACGCCACGGTCGTCTTCCGAAGCAGACAGGGCAGGCGGCAAACGAATGCTGTGGTCACCAATCCAACACCCGACGTGTATCTGAACTCATCTCGATCTCTCCAGCAGGCCGGGACCGGCCAGCTTGTCGAGGTTGTGCTTTCTCGTCTTGTCGCCCAGGGCAGATAAGGAGGTGGTCTTCTTCGGGGCTGGTACGGAATTCTGCTTCTTCGCCCGAAAGGCCTTAAACCGATTCTGCGCCAGAATCTCCGGGTTGCTCCAGTGCATTCGAGCGAAGCGGGCACGCATGGCCTCGGGTGATACCTTGACGACCTGGGCCAGATCCCGAAGGAAGTACCAGATCCCGTTGTCGCAGAGTACCATCAGCTCCGTACCCGTGGGAGTCTTGGCCAGCACCGGTGGTTTGATGATTCGTTTCGGTTTGGGGATCATTGCGTTACGCCGTGCGACCAGTACCGTTGCAATCCCGGCATTTCGGGTTGTGGCTATGCACCCGCTTTGTTCCACCGCAGGTATCGCAAACGACATGCAGGCGAGCCTCAAGTATTGGCCGCAACACGCTTTCGACAGCCTGTCGCATTTCCTCGTCCAGAGTGATATCACCATAATCAGTGCTGATGGTGTGAGATGTACCTAGCTGTTTTAACAGACAATATCGTATTTGATTTTCGTGCATAACAATCACTCCAACTGACCCGGAGAAACAGCGGTGATATTGGCCGAGTCCGTGGCCGGTCCGCCGAGTTTGTCGTTATCCTGTGCATGCCATGGTGAAGAAAACCCCGATGCCGCCCTGCTTGCGATGACTGCGGGCAAAGGGGTTTGAGGGCTTGAGAGGAGGGTGTAAGGAGCGTCAGATAGGGCAGGATTAAAACCGGCCGGTGCAGCAGGGTCTGACACCGACTCGGCGAGGGTAATCATGAAACTGATGATCATTGAGGCAAAGATCACGAGAGTAATCAGCGACTGCAGCCACTCGACAATAAGCTTTTTCATATGACGGTTACCTGTCGGCCTCTGTACGGCTTTTTCTGGTAGCCGGCGGCGACAAATTCACGCAGGTGGCGGCGCAGGATCCTGATATCGCCCTTTGGATTGTCACCAAGCCGGGTGAAAGGGATAAACTTCTTGATAACCACCCAATCCCGCAGAGTGTGGTAATTGACCTTTATTTCATTGGCGGCTTCCTTGATGGTAAGATATTCGTCCATAGGATTGGCTTTGTTGGCGATCTTCACTCCTGAGGATTTGATAAGCGCCTCGAGGAGGTTGACGATCTCGGGGGTAGGCTCGATTTGGATGATGATCTTCTTGTCCATGATGTCCGTCCTATCGGTCGTTGGTGTGGGCTTCGATCCAGATCTTGAGCTGCACCAGGGCGACGATCGCCTCGTCTATCTCGGCAGCGCAACGGGAATGCTCCTTGGCGGTGATCTTGCCAGGCGTTTTTTCAAACCAAGCTTTGCGGGATGCCTCTATGGCATCGCCGGTTTCACGGAGGACCTTTGACACCTCCTGCAAGATTCCGGCGTCAGCTGCAGGATGATGAACCGGCAGGGGAACAAACACACCGGAAAGGAGATCTGCGATATACCGGCCGATCGGATAGGCCCGGTCGGGTTTGCGATCGTCTTCGCGGATCATCGAGATTAGAGTCCGGAGCCGGGCAAGCGGGCCGAACTTACCGGTGGCGAATTCGTCATCGGTTTCCGGTGAGCGGCACCATGCTCGGACAAGCTGGGGAGAGATGGACAGCAAACGGGCGAGTTCACCTGAATCGCCTCGCTGGAGAACCATGTCCATAACTTCGTAGTCACGGGGGAGTTTCGTTTCTCTCTGTATCACAACTTCACCTTAGGCAGAAAGTTGATCATTATGTATGCGGTGTAGTGCCATCTAATTCATTTACCTTGCTAAAACGCCCGTCCCCCTGCTAGGGTGTGCAGTGCCACCTGTAACGCCCCAACTATGTCCGGGGGACGGGACTTTTTTTTATTTTCTCTCTTCCTTCCTTTCTGGCCGGTTCGGGCCTTTTTGCAATTTTTCCGGCATTACGCCGTAGACGCCGCAGCCGAGATGGTTTGCGATATCCTGCAGGACCTTTTTGTTGCGACGATGGCCGTGGATATGAAGGCTGATATATGGTCGTGAGAATTTGGTCTGATCGGCAAATTTGGCGATGGCGCCCAGGCTGTCCTTGATCAGGAAGGCGTGGACTATCTGTTCCGGAGTTGTGAGGTTTTTGGGCATCTCAGTCACCAAAAGTCTTAAGTGAAGTGGGTGAAACGTTATTAAGCGTTTCGGCTAGGGTAGCTGAAAGCGTACCTAAGCGCAACATTAAAAACGCACACAATCGGACGGTACAGGAACGATGCTCGATTTTAGTGAAAGATTGCAATACGTTATGGATCAAAAAAAAATGAACCAAAACGAAGTTGCAGAAGGAATAGGGGTTAGCAGGTCAAGAATTAGTGATTGGCTAAATGCAAAGGTTACAGATCCAAGGCGCGGGACTCTGCAAAAACTTGCCGATTTCTTTGGCTGTAATATTGAATGGCTTGCAACTGGGAAAGGTGAAGCCTTTCCATCCACATCAGTGGCCAGACACCAAGAAGCTGCTGATCAGCTTGAAAGCGAATCACAAATCACAGAAATAGAACTTCAGGTCTTGAGAGCATACCGAAAGCTGGCAAAACTGGATTCTGACTTCCTTCTCGAATTACAAACCTGGATAAGCGAAGAGGAAGCAAAGCGACCAGGCTTCCCCGCATGGTTCAGGCTCGAATTCGAGAACCGCTTTCCCGAATTCATAAAGTGGAAAAACGAATTTTTTTGAACTAAAATGAAAGATTTTTGAGTAATCAGCAATTTAAGCGCGTCAATTGTAATAAATATAAAATTAATAAATCCCAAGCGTTATCAACTAATAAACAATCATCAACGATAATTTCCGGAGGAACAAGATGATCAAGTGTTTTCTTTCTCATAGTAGTGAGGATAAGGGATTATATGTAGAGATAGTAGCATCCAAGCTTGAAAAAGAAAGCATCATTTATGACACAAAATCTTTTGAAGAAGGAATGCCACCTCTTGATGAAATTCTTAGAGGTTTAAACCAAACAGGAATATTTGTTTTATTTCTTTCTGACAGCTCATTAAACAAAGAATGGGTTAAGCGTGAAATCATAGAAGCGAAAAAGTTACATGAAAATGGGAAAATTAAGCAGATATATCCAATAATAATTGATAAATCAATTGATTACAAAGATCCTAGGATTCCTGATTGGCTGAGAGACTCATATAATCTAAAGCAAATATTGAGACCAACTGTTGCTGCTCGAAGAATTAAACAGCGAATGCGGGAATTAAGTTGGGATTTTCATCCTAGACTTAAAGAGCGGGAAGATATTTTTGTTGGAAGAAATGAATTAATTTCATCCTTTGAATTACGAATAGATGATTTCGCAAAAAAGAAACCTAATTGTATTATTGCTTCGGGTATAGAAGGTGTCGGGCGGAAAGCATTCCTTAAGAGAGCTTTCAAAAAAAGTAATATTATTAACCCTTCTTATGAATTTCCCTCAATCTTTCTTAGTCAACATGAAAGTATTGAGGATTTTTTGATAAAAATCTATGATTTTGGATTTTCTATAGATTTAGATTTAACTAGTGCCTGGCAGAAAACCCACAATTTTCAAAAACTCCTACCACCGCAGACACCTTTAATGTGTAAGGTTTATTCTCCGGCAGCTAATTTTGAATTT